CTACGCTGTACATCTGGTAATGCCTTTAGCATTTGTTCGTACCTTCCATCTTCGGACAGATACGGATTGTCGTCTAATCTTGCTGGAATAAACTTTCTGGATAGTCCATCATCTCCATCAAAACTTTCATTAGGTGGGGCAGGGCTTATATATCGCTTTTTTACCCAATGTGCGCCTACACCTCCAGGGTTTGCCGTGCAACGGAGATACGGTGTTATCTCTGAATCTGTTGTACGCAACCTCGATGCTAAGTAGTTCCAAGCAAACTCTGTGGGTAGGTGGGTAATCTCATCGAACCCTATCCAAGAGTAGGCTTGTCCTTGGTAACGATACACATCAGCATCCCTTTCTAGGAAGCCGAACTCTACTTTAGCACCACTCGGAAAATTCCAAAGCTTTTCTACCTCTCTAAACTTACAGCCATGAAAGGCTTGAGGGTATAGTTCCCGTGACTTATCTATAAGTTCACGTAGCTCTGGCATTGATCTTCTTAGTATTAAAGCCCTGTGAGCTGCGCGGTGTGCGTACCTCAAAGGGTCTACTAACATAGCGTAGGACTTTCCTCCTCCCGCTGCTCCACCATATAATACATCTATCTCTGGTGCAGCTAAGAAATCTGTTTGTGGGCCATCATTCGGCTGAAAGATAACATTATTGTTAACTTCTTCCTTTACTTTTAAAGGAGCTTCATTAATAACATCATCTGTTACTACTTGACCTGTCGTTACTGTTTTGTTGTCAAGTTTATTTAATAATTCTTTGGAGCTGTTTAAAGTCTTTCGTTGTCTTTGCAACTTAGCTTCTACAGCATTTACTCTCTTTTGCTTGTCTCGTACTGCTTTTTTAGCAGCCAGCTTAGCCTTTGTCTCGCTGTGATAGTTGTAACCTCTACCCTTTGAGCCTTTAGCTCTTCCTGCTTTCTTACGAGGAGTCCCGTCTTTCTTTAGTACGAAGCTTCCAGTGTCATCTTGTTGGTATAACTCTGGATGTAAATCCCAATCGTTAGTTCCGTTCTCTGATGACATTCTTTAATCCTTGATGACTTATGCTACGTCCTGTCTTATGCGCTACCCACGCGGCTCCATCTCTTAGCGAGATAGATCCATCATTCACTAGGTCTTTGATCTTGTCCAAAGCTTCTAGTTCTTCTGGTATCTCTACTAACTCTTTCGAGCTTTCTGGAGATAACTTGTAGCCAAAGGGAGTCTTTCCCTTTTTAAGCCTCAATTATAACTTCCTCTTTTGCTGGTAAGATAAACACACCACCAGTTACTTCGTGTTTAACATCCATAGTCTCACGTTTACCTAACCCCACACGGTCTAATATAGTCTGTGCAGCCTGTACTCTCATACTTGCTTGAGGTATAGGTTCATTTGATTCCATTACTTGTACCAGTTTCTGTGCAGCTTGAGGGGCTGACTGAGCAAGGATGGTCGAAGCCATTTCTATAATTTCATTTTTGAGGGCTTTTACTACATGCCAGTGCGTTGTATAGCCAGCAAGCTCTGCTGCTCTTTTAGGATCACCTCCTGTTACAAGTAAATGTTCAAGGAAATTCTCTTGTTTGGTGGTTAATTGTTTGTTGTTATTCTTCATAGTGTACCATTATAGGGTTGATATGAGGTTTTGTCAAGTAGTTTGTGCATAAAAGACTTGACAAGTTGGAAATACGTCTATATAATAGAAGAACCACTCTGGGGTTGCAACACCTCTATAAAGTAACTCTAGAAACCCGCTCAAAATATTTCTTGTCTAGGAATAAATGACAGCTTCATTCCAGAAGATTCCAGAGTCCCGCCACTAGTTTACAACTGAAACCTTTGAAAAATGTATGTGCATTAGTATATATAGGGGAGGGGTGGGGGTGGCTCTAGCCTCCCTATTACTTAATCTAGAAACTCTGAAACATTCTTTAACTATCTGATACTATTACAAAATCTTCTAGAGTTTTCTAGCTTCTATCGGAGGTTTACAAAATTTTTCAGAGTATAAATAGTTATCTATTACTAGGCTAAAATCTAAAAGATTCTGGAACTTCATAACCTTACATTATTAAATAGTTTTATCCCTGCTATCTCGATAAGTATTTGACTTTGCAAATTGGATATGAGATTCTTTGCAAATCCTGCCGTGTTGAGTAGGTGTTAACAAAGTTACTTGGAGGTAACAAACATGAGAAATTTCAATAACATAGACAACTTTCAACCAGCTACAAGCCGACAAAAATTTAATTGTGCTAATGTATTATTTTTTATTGGTGTTCAAGAGAAATTTTGGGAATTGTCGGAAAAGAAAGTAATTACTAAATTAATTAGAAATGATGACGATTTTAAAAAACTAACCCATGGTGACGCTAGTATTATATTTTCTTTTTCTAGAAGAAATGAAGCGAATGATGCATGGATATATAATGTAGATAAAGAATCCGATTATTTTTCTACTATTAAAGCTATTAGGGATGATTTGATACTTAAAGGCATAGAAAAAGATAAGCATGTACTTATCTACGACAAGCCAGCGACCAAGACGAAAAAAGCTACTCGCAAGCCTATAGCAGAAGTTAAGCCTAAGACTAAAGGCAAGCCCGCACTTAGTGTTAAAGTTAGGGATAACGAAGACTTACTGAACGCTTGTGCTGATTTAGGTGTTGATGAAGCCGACTTATTTAAACTTCTAAAGTTAGCGGGTAAGTCAGCATGAATCGCGCTAAGATAAAAAGTTTAAAAGCTAGGCAGGAAAGGGCAGAATTGTTAGAAGTTATGGGAATTACTTTGGCTTGTACAGTTTTAGCTTTATTTGGTTTAGCTTCATCGTTTTATCTTTTGTCGATGTATATCTAAAACTCTAAAAACTTCTAAGTTTTCAAGGCTCGTTAATTCGAGCCTTTTTTTTGCCTCCGATATTTTCTCTAATGCTCTCTAAGCTTCTCTAGTACTTCAACCCATAGTATCACCTAGGTTTAGCCGCTAGCGTTCAGTCACGAGCCTTACAATCAGTTTTAGAGCTATGTATAGCTACCATAACTAGCGTTATATGGCTCTGGCTTGACTCATACGGCTTCGTATGCCATTGTTTGATGAATTGCCAAGCTTGCCGACTAGAACGGCTTAAAACGGCTTACAATAGCTTTTATATATTTATATATTATATATTAAAAGGCTGGTTAAATTTTGACCAACTGATTAAATTTTAACCACTTTTTTATAGTATATATATATATATTAATATGCATTGGAGTCATGGTGGTTAGTTACTATAACTTATTGGAGTTATGGTGGCGATTTGACAAGCGATTGGAGTCGTGGTAGCTTGGAGTCATGGTGATTTTGAGAGATTGTTTTTAAACTTAAATTAAATAATAAAGGAGAACTCAAATGGGTTCAAGAGATATATTAAACCAACACGCTGATAGAATATATAAAGCTATATCTGATATAGTTTATGATGATGATGGCTTGGAAAATATCATGGATACTCATGGCATTGAGCATGATTTAACTATAGATAAATATGCTGAAGGTAAAGAGATAATTTTTAGAATTTGGAATGAGGATTTGTCATGATAACTTTTACTATAATCGTAGGTTCAATGGTTGCTTTCTTTGTGGCGGCTCATGTATTAATTCAATTAACAGGTAAATAAAATGGAAATGTTTGGGCAGGATTTATTCGCTGTTAATAAATATCCTACTGGTATAATATATACCTTTAGGTTTGACAATAACTATAAGGTAGAAGTTACTGAAAGTAAAAAAGATTATTATACAATGTCGGTGTTTGACAGCGAGAAAAAGATATGCCATGATTTGATTTCGTGGTTAGACGAGAGCAGTCTTGTTGATAAGTTAAGTAAGATAAAAACTTTAGGAGTGGTTTGATATGCAAATAAAAATACAAGGCGTTAATGCGGTGAGTAGTACTAGTAAAATGCCTAGTAAAAGTTTTGGTTATTCTGCTAAGCGTTGTCTTGTTGGTAGTAAGTTACGTGATGTTAAAGGCAGTACTTGTGAAAACTGTTACGCTATGAAGGGTGCTTTTACTTGGTCTAGTTATAAAAATGTAGAAGCTAAGCGATTTGATTTAATTACTAATCATCCTATAACTTTTAAAGAAGGTATGATAAAAGGTTTACGTAAGTTTAAAGAGCCAGAGTTTAGGTGGTTTGATAGTGGTGATGTACAGTCTGTTGATATGGCTAACATTATACTAGATATATGTGAGGCTACACCTAACTTAACGCATTGGATACCTTCAAGAGAAAGTAAAATATGGAAGGATACTTTAGCTGATAGAGACTTGCCTAGTAATGTTACATTACGCATTAGTGCCACCATGATAGACGGCAAGCCTAGTAAGCAGTTTGATAATACTAGTACTGTACATACAAGTGAAAGTAATATACCTTTAGGCACTCACATATGCCCTGCACCTAAGCAAGCTGGTAAGTGTGGTGACTGTAGAGCGTGTTGGAATCGTGAAGTTAAGAACGTATCTTACCACAAACATTAAGGAGAATGATAATGAGTAAAAAAATATTTATAAGTATAGATGAAGATACTTTAACAGATATGATTTTTGATATAAATGATGTGTTAAAAATACTTAAGTATCATCCAATAAATCAAAAGTTTTTAGAGGACTACAGTGAATCATCTTTTGAAGGACTGTCTGAAAAAGAAAAGCCTACAGTACTGGCTGATTTACCTAAAGATTTTGAAGGTTCATTATTTACTATTGGCAATTGTTGTGAGAATATAAAATATTATCTTGACGACTTTGAATATAATATGGTACAAGTTAGTGACTTGGAGGAAGAACAACAAGGAGGTTACTTATAATGAGTAAATTATCCCACAGTAATCCATACTTGGATGATGTTTATGTAGATGGTGATGAGTATAGGTTTGAGAATAATATAGCAAAGCAAACGATCACCGAAAAAAAGAAAGCTGAGAGAGCGCGTAGGTTATTAAAAATAAAGTTATGTTCTGATGGGTATTTAGCATTTAATAAAAGACTCATACAAAACAAGAGGTTAAAAAATAATAAATAAATTATCAAAAAGATTTCTGAAACTTTTAAAATTTTAAAATCTTTTTAGAAAGATTAGAATGTTTTTGTTTATGAATTGTTAAAAGATTCTAGAATATTATACAGGTTTAAAAAGTATTTGTCAAGTGTTGACAACCACATGGGAACGTGGTAGGCTTGTTCCCGAAATCAAAACAACTTTGGAGAGTTGATATGTTACTACAGTTAAACAATAATAGAGAAGCGGTTAATGCTTTAAGATTAAATGGTTATGGAGATGCAGCGTTTGAAGTTAAAAAATCTGATGTAAGATTTTATAATAGAGAAACTGGAATGACTCAGCAGTTTGAAGGTAAAGAAGTTTACTATCGTAATGATACTGGTGAGCCTATCGCCATACACGGCAAGCGTTACAAGCCACTACAGTATACTACTATGATAGATAAAAGCAGAGACATGATAGAGCGTTGTAACTTAGATGCTACTGGTGTTACCGAGCAGATACAAGTATCCCCGAACAGTGGTATGTGTTTAGTTAATTATACACTACCTGCTAAAGAGTACGAGACTCCCGATGGAGACACTGGTTGCGTTACTGTTATGGCACTGTCTAGTTTTAATGGGGTGTGGAGTTTTATATTATCTTTAGGTTTCAGGCAGAGTGCCTGCTTAAACTCTCAGATATTTATTAAAAATCCTGCAAGCATTTACAAGTCTAGACATAATGGTTCGCTTGATGTAGATAAAGCTACTAACTTACTTGGTAAAACTGCTGATGTTATCGAAGATGAAATAGAGTTATGGCACAAGTGGCACGCTCAGGAAGTTAGTAACGCTGAAGTACTTAAAACTATCGAGGATACTGTAGGTATAGTTAATGACGGGAAGAACAAAGACTTTATTTATATACTTGATAAGTTTGTACACCACTACTCGCCAACTATGGGTAAAAATAAATGGGCGTTGTATAATGCTTTAACTGATTGGTCTACTCACGCTCCATCACGTAGTAAAAATAAAATTACTTTACTGCAAAGACGTAGCGATAAAGTTCAGGAGACTTTAGAAACTAACTTCATGGTTGCACAAGCAGCTTAATATATAATATCTCCTAAGCATGAGACAGTAAACTGCTTTACTTTTAAGGAGTTAATAATGGGTAAGAAAAAT